ACATGGCACAGAATAACCCGATTACAACAAGAGAAACACTTAAACAGTACGCCCTAAGAGCATTAGGTAAACCTGTTATTGAGATAAATGTAGAAGATGATCAAGTAGAGGATCGTATAGACGAAGCGCTACAATATTTTGCTCAGTATCACTATGACGGTACAGAGAGAATGTATCTTAAATATCAAGTTACAGCAGACGATATCACAAGAGCAAGGTCAGACGAGACACTATCTACCGTAACAGATACAGCAGATAGCACAGTCACAGCGTCTTTTAAAGAACAAAAAAATTACATACCTATGCCTTCAAATGTTATGTCAGTTATAAAAATTTTTCCTTTTACAGATAAGGCGGCATTAAATTTGTTTGATGTTAGATATCAATTAAGATTAAATGACTTGTATGATTTTTCATCTACAAGTATTATTCATTATGATATGACATTAAGACATTTAGATTTATTAGATCATATATTAGTAGGAGAAAGACCACTAAGATTTAATCAACACAAAAACAGATTATATATTGATATGGATTGGCAACATGATGTTGAAGCAGGTGATTATATTGTAATTGAATGTTATCGTAAGTTAGATGGTTCTACTTTTACAGATGTATTTGACGATATCTTTTTAAAAAAATATCTTATACAGTTAGTAAAGAGACAATGGGGATCTAACTTAATTAAGTTTCAAGGTGTTGCAATGTTAGGCGGTGTGCAAATGAATGGCGAACAAATTTACACACAAGCTTTAGAAGAAATACAAAAACTAGAAGAACAAATACAACTCTCTTATGAGTTACCACCTAACTATATGGTAGGATAGTGCTATGCGAAATACTTATTTCAGTCATGGTACACATGCAGAAAAAAATCTATACGAAGATTTAATCATAGAACAATTAAAAGTTTTTGGCAATGATGTCTATTATATGCCAAGAGAGAATATATCGCAAGATGATATATTAGGAAATACTACAGATAAATTTACAGACGCATACTCTATAGAAATGTATGTAGAAGATGTAAATGGTTTTGCAGGTCAAGGTGATTTAGTAGGAAAGTTTGGACTTGAAATAAGAGACGAATTAACTTTTGTTGTTTCAAGAAGACAATTTGAAATACTAGTAGATAATGATTCTAATACATTATCAATAAACAGACCTAGAGAAGGTGACATTATATGGATGCCTTTGTTTAAAAAGTTTTGGCAAGTAGATTATGTTGAAGATGAGGATCCAATGTATCAGATTAATGATCTGCCTATCTTCAAATTAAAATGTTCTGCTTGGGAATACAGTTCAGAAAGTGTTGAGACAGGTGTTCTTGATATTGATGACAAACTAGACGCTATAACGCAAGACGTTTTAGAAAATCAAATTACTCTAGAGAGTGGTACAACAAGTTCAGGTGCATTACTATCAGAAAATATTACAGGTGATATACAAGCATTATTATCTGAAGCAGGCGATACAATCGTTGATGAAACTGATGGTGATAATGTGATACTTGAAGATGACCCTAACTATCTAGAATATATAATACTTGAGGATGCCGTAACAGAAAATTTGGCGTCTGATACAAAATACGGTGATAACAAATCGTTTGACACCGCCGCAGGATTAGATGACTTTGATTCAGATAATGATATATTTGATTTCTCAGAAAGAAATCCTTTTGGTGATGTTAGAAAATAGGAGATAAAGAATGTTTAAGGATGCTCAATACCATGAATTGATAAGAAAGACCGTTGTTGCGTTTGGTACTTTATTCAATGATCTATACGTTTATCGTAAAAACAGTTCAGGTAAAACAATACAAAAAATGAAAGTACCTTTGGCGTATGGACCAAAACAAAAGTTCTTAGTAAGAATAGAACAAGACTCAGCACGATCTGCTGACAATCCTGCAACAACTGCTTTAACTTTACCTAGAATAGGATTTGAAATGACTACACTACAATATGATCCTACAAGAAAGTTAAACAGGATGCAAAAATTTAAAAAAGTAAAAGGTGCAGATAGTAAATCATTACAACATGCTTATATGCCTGTGCCATACAATGTAGGTTTTAGTTTATTTGCAATGGCAAAAAATAGTGAAGACGCATTACAGATTGTCGAACAAATACTACCTACGTTTCAACCAGATTATACAGTTACATTAAATGTAATACCTACACTTGATATTGTAAGAGATGTGCCTATTATATTAAATGATGTATCATATGAAGATACCTATGAGGGTACTTTTGTAGAGAGACGTGCTATTATGTACACTCTAAACTTTACAGCAAAAATTTATCTATACGGACCTGTTACTAATCAAAAGATTATTAAGAGAGTTCAAGTTGATCAATATACAGATACAAGTACAACTGTAGCAAAAAGAGAACAAAGAATTGTTGTTACACCTACACCTACAACAGCAGACGCTGATGATAACTTTGGATTTAATGAAGAACGTTCTTTCTTTCAAGACGCCGCAGAGTATGATCCTGTTTCTGGTACTGATAAGTAATGAAAAAAGTTGAGGATAAACTCAACGAAATTTTAGATATTACACCTAAAGTTGAAGTTGAAAAAGTATCGCCGGTAATACCTAGGCCTAGAGAAGACCAAGATATTACTAACGACTATAAGTACAGTAGAGAAAATTTGTACAATCTTGTCGAAAGAGGACAAGACGCCATAGATGGTATATTAACACTTGCGAAAGAGACTGAGCATCCTAGAACATATGAAGTTGCAGGTCAATTGATAAAAAATGTAGGCGAAGTCACAGAGAAACTTTTACAATTACAAGAAAAGATGAAGAAGTTAGGTGAAGAAACTAAAAAAGGACCTAACAAAGTTGAGAATAATCTATTTGTTGGTTCAACAGCAGAGTTGCAGAAACTAATTAAGAAAAATGGAAAATAAAACTTATCTAGGTAATCCTAATCTAAAGGCAGCAAATCAGAAAACTAAATTTACAAAAAAACAAGTTGAAGAATTTATACGTTGTCAAGATAATCCTGTTTACTTTATAGAAAACTATTTACAGATAGTAACACTTGATCATGGTCTACAACCATTCAAGATGTTTAACTTTCAAAGAGAAATGGTAGATACATTTCATAATAATCGTTTTAGTATTTGTAAACTACCTAGACAATCTGGTAAATCAACAACTATTATTGCATACTTATTACACTATGCGATATTTAATTCTAACGTTAACATTGCAATACTTGCCAATAAGGCAGCAATTGCTCGTGACTTACTAGGTCGATTACAACTTGCATATGAAAACTTACCTAAGTTTATACAACAAGGAGTTATCAATTGGAATAAAGGTAGTTTAGAATTAGAAAACGGCAGTAGAATACTTGCTGCGGCAACATCTTCTAGTGCTGTTCGTGGTGGTTCATATAACATTATATTCTTAGATGAGTTCGCATATGTACCTAATAATATTGCAGAACAATTTTTTAGTTCAGTTTATCCTACTATATCATCAGGTAAAAGTTCTAAAGTAATGATAGTTTCTACACCTCATGGTATGAACATGTTTTATAAGTTATGGAATGACGCACAACATAAAAGAAATAGTTACATACCCATTGATGTGCATTGGTCAGAGGTGCCAGGTAGAGATGAGAAATGGAAAGAAGAAACAATTAAGAATACAAGTGAGGCACAATTTAGAACAGAGTTTGATTGTGAGTTTTTAGGTAGTGTCGATACACTTATTAATAGTTCTAAGTTAAGAGTAATGTCACACATTAATCCTGAAACATCAAATGCAGGATTAGATATGTATGAAAAACCTGATAAAAATAAAAGATATGTTATGACTGTTGACGTTGCAAGAGGAACAGTAAATGATAATTCGGCATTTGTTGTTATTGACGCAACACGCATACCTTATAAGATTGTTGCAAAGTATAAAAATAATGAAATTAAACCACTTGTCTTTCCTCAGATAATACACAAAATTGCAACCGCATATAATAATGCAGAAATATTAGTAGAGGTAAATGATATAGGTGGTCAAGTTGCAGACACATTACAATATGATTTAGAATATGATAATCTTATTATGGTCAATCAACGAGGTAGATCAGGACAGGTTGCAGGTACAGGATTTAGTGGTAAAAATTCTCAATTAGGATTAAGAACAACTAAGGCAGTAAAAAAGATAGGTTGTTCAAATCTCAAAGCAATGATAGAACATGATAAACTAATCATACAAGACTTTGATATCATTGCAGAATTATCAACTTATATATTAAAAGGTAAAGACAAATACGAAGCAGAGGAAGGCTCTCATGATGATCTAGTGGCATGTTTAGTTATGTTTGCGTGGTTATCAAATCAGACTTACTTTAAAGAATTAACAGATCAAGATATACGATCTAGACTTGTAGATGAACAACAGAATATGTTAGAACAAGATATGGCACCTTTTGGATTTATAGAAGATGGATTGCAAAGTGAAGAATCTTATAAAGACCCATACGGAACAACATGGACTCCTATTTCATACAAGAAAGGTTGGTAAAACTTGATTTTCATAAATAGTTTTATAATTTTTAATATTAAAATTTAAACACTCAAAAGGAGAAACAAGATGGCTTTTTTAGTATCACCGGGCGTTCTGGTTACGGAAAAGGATCTCACTAACGTAATACCGGCAGTATCAACTTCAATTGGTGCTATTGGTGTCGTTGCTGAGAAAGGGCCAATGGATGAAATCATCACGATTTCGAGTGAAGACGAATATGTTAGAGTTTTTGGGAAACCAGACGCTAACACTTTCGAATATTTTTTTAGTGCAACCAACTTTTTACAGTACGGAAATGCTCTTCGAGTGGTCAGAGCGGTAACTGGCAACCTTAATGCTGCCTCAGGCGGTACAGGTATTCAGATTAAAAATACTACTCACTACTTAGACAATTACGGAACCGGTCAGGCCGCAGTAGGGTCATGGGCGGCAAGAGAAGCAGGAACAGCAGGTAATAACCTGAAAGTCTCTATGTGTACAAACTCAACAGCATATCGAAGTTTACTAGGCGGTAGTAATTTGGTCAATGGTGCAAAATCTATTGGCGACACTACTGTAACAGTAGACGCAGGTACAGGTGTACAAGTTGGTGACATATTAGAGTTTGGAGATA